TGGGTAACTTGATGCATTATAGAAATCTCCAGTATCATCAGCATCAACATAAAAATTCTTAAATACAATTTTTAATTTTCTCTCTGGATCTGGATATTGTTTTTCTCTGATTATAGTTGAAAAATCATAATAATTTGGTTTTTGATTAATATTTAAAGAGAATTGATCTGTAATATCTCTATCACCAGCATTAAATGCAGCTGCAACAGCTGAGATTCCAGATTTCTCTGAAACTACTGTTTCACCCATCTCAAAAAGATTTTCATTCATGGATTGATTAAAGATTCTGAAGGCCAAAAGATGTCTAAATCTAAAGGAAATATTCTTGATCCACTTGAAATAATTAAAGAGTAC